TTATCTTCTATATCCATTCCTTTAGGAGAAATATAAAATATATAATCATATTGTTTAATAAATCGACAAGCATATTCTGCAAATCCATCTCTGTCCATTATGCTAACCTTTTGAGCTCGATTTGTAAAGGCAATTACATCTAGAATAGTTCTATCAGTAATCAAATTAGGATTCATTAGTTCACTAACACGTTCAGCTAAAAATATAGTCTGTCCTTCAATAGTAGTTTCATAATTTAAAGGTATACCAAGTGAACTCAAATATGCACTGCGTTCAGTGGTGAATGTGTAACCTTCAAATTGTGGTAAATTTTTAAGTGTATTCACAAGTGTAGTTTTTCCTACACTCATTGTTCCTGTAAATCCTATTTTCATCTTATCCTCCTTGTCTTGCTGATTCTCTCATTGCGGGGTTCTTATACCAAGGAAGTCCTTGAGTATTGCGTTTTGCTTCTCTCCATTCGTCCTCAGTATATTGAGTGCCGTAAAGGTAATATTCTCTTTTACGTTTCTCACCCTGAGGTATTAAGGCTGGGCCATCCCAGTTGTGGAGTTTCCCATCCCAATAATGTACTATTGTACCTTCAGGCGTTTTCAAACGCTTCGGTTTTGGCCATTTCTCTTTGTTTTTCATTTTTTTCTAAAATTGATTCTGCTACATAAGTTCCTTGTGCTCCTGAGACTGTAATGCCTCTTGCGGATAGAGCATCTCCGACAAAGTGGATGTTAGGAATTTCTTTAAGGGTTAAAGTGTCATAATCTACTAAAGGTTCAGGGCTAAGATACTTTACCTCCGGGATATACATACCCCAATCATCACCAAGTGTTGGAAATACTTTTTTCATATCCTCAATAAAATCTTCAATATATTTAAAGTATCCTTGGAAATGATCACGAACTTCTTGTAAACCTTTATCAGTAATATAATGGGCTTTTACCCAACCACCCTCAGATGTTTTACTCTTTAAACGGTTTACAACACCACCACCACCTTCTTCTTTAATCCAAGGTGAATAATATAGTCCTGCTTTATATTTAACTTGACGTCTACCAATAGCACGTGTTCCTGCAACACCTTCACCAGGTACAATATCTTCTTTTTGTACTTTAGAGACTAATTCACGAGACCAATCAAATGGTTTATCAATTCCTTGAACTTCCATTAGAATACCAAAGTTAGTCATATCATTACGATATGATTCATCCTTTTTAGCATGTCCATTGTAACTATAATCTCCATATGTTTCTTCAAGTGCTACATAAGCAGCATTGTTATTAGTACAAAACGAACGAAGTGATACACCTTCATCTTCAAACTTACGATACAATTTAAAATCATAACTTACATCAATAAGTTTTTGAAAGTGTTTTTGTGGTGCTTCAAAACGCACACCAATTTGTACTGGTTTGGGTTCAGTGGGTTGATTGTTTTCTTCAATAAATCTTTTACCAAAATCAATACCACTTTTACCTACTCCAAAAATTAAACGATCATAATGAACCCAACCTTCAATAACTCCATTATCGTATTTTACACTATTAAGTGTATGTTCTATATCTGTAACTTTAGTGTTCCATATAAATTTAACACCTTTATCACAAAGAAAATCATACCAATTTTTACCGATTTCATGTAGATAATCTGTACCTACGTGCCAAACTGGGAATAAACGTAATCCAAAATATGGTTTGATAAAATCAGGTTCTGATTCTGGGTTTGAGCATTGGACTTCTTCTGGTTTAGGGTGGAATCGTTTAAAGTTAGTGATTACTTGGTCCATCAGTTCCATAGCCTTTTTATCGCCACAATACTTAGACATGTGTCCCCCAATTGCTGTATGGTACGTAAGCTTACCATCACTCCAACCACCAGCACCCATAAAACCTGTCATTACTTCTTCAGGTTTACGTTTGTAAGGATCGTTACCCATATCAATAATAGTGATGTGATCACCAGGGTAACCATTATCAACTAATTTAGTTGCAGCATTAACACCTGCTACACCTGCTCCAATTATTACTATTTTTTCCATTTCTAAGTTGTAAATATACGAAAAAAAAGCTGTGACCCCAAATTAATGAGGCCACAGCTCTCGAATTGTTTTAGATCGACTGGCTATGAATCAGTCTATAAATTACTTAGCTTTATCTTCAGCTACAGATGCTTTTCTATATTCGGTTACAAGTTTTTTAATTTCACCTAAGGCTTTTCTAGCTCTACCATGGGCCGCTTTTGAATTACCATTATGCTCTATTTTGAAATTTTCATATAAAGTTTCAATTTGTTCAAATAACTCTTGTGTGTTCATTTTTTATAATTTTAATTGTTAATTTTCCGTTTCCTTTTATTACCCGATGTAAATATCCTTGGGGGATAAAAAATTCGTCTCCTTCTTTTAATTCAAATGGAAGTTTTTCATCAAATTGAAATTTCCATCCGTTTCCTTCTATAACCTTTATCATTCTATCTTCTTGATCTTCATGCCAAATTAATGACATTGGGTCTACACCAGCACTAAATTCCCTTATAATTTCTTTACCTTCAGTTAAGTTAGTATAGGGATTCATTACCAATAAGTATTCATTTTTGGACCAAGACCCAAAGCTGGGGCATACCTTGGGAGGTTACAACTCCAGTATGAAGCTTTTGTTCTATCTTTCTTTTGAGAACACTTATGTCTCTTAGCAAAAGCACTTCTTGCTTTAGGATTTTTTATTTTAGCTCTTAACCCACCAGAACCAAAGCGTACTGTTTTTACATTACCAGATTTGGGGTCTCTAACATAAACTTTATAAGCACTGCCACCAGAAGAAGATCTCATTGGTTTACCAATAGGTGGATCTTTCTTTTTTTTCTTTTTTTTCTTTTCAGTAAGAGGTTCATCTTTAATAGTATTTACTAATGCTGCATCTACTGTTTCACTTTCATTAGTTTTAGTTTTAGGTCTAGCTAATTTACCAAGTATTTTTTGGTCAAGACCAATTGATAATGGACTCTTTTGTGTAAGAATAGAAGCAATATAATCTAAATCTACATCTAAATCTCTTAACCTAGGTTCTAATTCTTCAGTGTTGTCTGCTATATCATTTAAAGCGCTTATTATTCTTTCTAATTCAACAGCGGCCACTGCTGCAGGGTTTTCGTTTATCATAGGAATATCAAGGGGCACTCTTTTACCATCTAGCACCCCAAATTTACCAATGTCAGTATTTTCTACTAAGTGTTGGCTATTTTTATCTAATTGAATAGTACCCCACTCATTTAACATACGAGCTTCAGCAAATAGTTGTAAATATTTTTTAGAACCCACTCTATATACATTTTCTTGTAATGAGATACCGTTTTCGATGTGATAACGGAGGCCTTCGCTTATAGGCGCTTTACTCTCGAGTAATGCCATTTTATCTTCGGCTTTACCACACCCACATCCACCACCATCTTCAATGATACCGTAGTTTGATAAAGTTTCTTGTATTAAATGTTTTAATCCCATAATGATAAATATTATTAAAGCCCTAAAGCTGATTTCCAAATATCATTTATTTTATATTCAAAAGACCCATCTTCTTTTTCAACTTTTGTAAATACAACAGCTTTCCTAGTTTCATTAGTTCCTCTAACTCTAAGATATAAATCTTCAAATTCATCTATATTACTACCCTCTAAGGTTTTGAGTTGGTTTATAAATTCTTCAATGGTATTGGGTACTTCTCCTTTAAAAAAACAATTAGCTCTACCTGTGGAATTGGCACCAAATTTTTTACTTCCTGTGTAAGCCTCTATTTTACCTTCCTTAGATAATTTAAGAGGACCTCGAGTTTCAGTTCCTGTGTTTATTTTATATGTTTGTTTAGGTGTAGCCATAAATGCTAAATATGCAGTTGCAGAAGTTCCTTTCGCAAATAAAGTACCTCTATTAGCACTAGCTAAAATATCTAATACTTCTTTTTTTAACACATCTTTATCAAAAATTTGAAGGGCACGAGTAGGAGTTATCCAACTTTCAACGTTATCAGCATTTGATGCTTTTAAACTAATTTGAAACTTAGAACCTATATCAGGTCTTGGGGTTTTATTAAAAGAAACTTGAACATCTGATTTAGGGGTAGTGTTAGCTGACCAATCTTTTTCGGGTCCCCCTAAATAGGTAATTGTATAATATTTGTTTAAATATTTAAGACCCCAATTTTTGTTAGATTTATTAATGAATAATTCTGCAACTTGTTTTTCTTGACGATGGCCAGGGGTAAAAGGATGATATACTGAAGGGTCTGACTTTGCTGTGTTGAGGTCAGGGGCATATTTTTCTACTTGTTTACCAGTTGGTTTAAGTATATCAGTAATTCTTATATAAAATTCTTCATTATTAAAAGAAATTTTAGCATAAGAACTACTTCCTTTTTTAACTAATTCTTTTGTATCTTTAATTAAGATATTAAATTCGTCTCCTTTTTTAATTTTTTTAGAAGGATTAAAATCACTATCTAATAAAACAGTATTTTTTTCTGCTTTATATTTTATATCATTTGGGTTTCCTACTATATGTTTATTATTATCTGTAACATATTTTTTAAATGCCCCATACTGTCCCCCATAACCTGTTGCTGTGCCTCCTAAGTTAGCTTCCGGTAAGGTAATTCCTATCTCTTTTAACATCCCTTCTAACATAAACACATCTTTGGGATCACTAATATCAGGATACCCTTTAGGAAACTTATAGGAAACTTTGTGTAAAAACTGTTCTACTATGTCCATATTATAAATCTTCTACGGATTGGGGTACTTCTGGTTCTTGTTCTGGGGTTTCGGTTTCATCCCCAAATCCTCCTCCTGTGTCTCCTCCCAAATCACCACCTAAGTCTTCATCACCGGGTGCAGCAGCCTTACCTGTATTAGCAAAATTAAATCTTAACAAGCGAGCAATGGCTTCTGAGGCTTGTTGTTGTTCGGGGAGGGATTCTAAGTAATATTTTTTGCCTGATACTTGAGCTATGAATAATCCCTTTTCTTCGCCGTTTTTGCCTTGGTAAATTAAATAAAAATCAGCTCCATTTACTAACTTAATTCTAAAAGTAGTAGGGCGAGGTGCTACCCATTGTATGTCTTCTACAAAGGGTTCATATTGAAAATCAAATAAATCCTCCATTACTTTTTTTAATGGGGGAAATTGGTCAATTACAGGAAATTTGCTAATCTCAATGTCCTTAGGATCAGCTAAAGGGTCAGACTTTTCAGCATATACTTTTTTAGCTAGCTTTTTAATTTTTGCTATGAACTCAGACTTTTGCATTATCTTTTTATTCTTGCAAGTTTATTCAACTCAGCTGTTGAAAGTACTTTGTATTGTTTTTGTGTTCCTTTTAGTTTTTCTAATGCTTTATCAATACGATCTAATTTAGCTCCATACTCGTCAGCAATAGGGCCTCCTCCTGGTTCTGCTTCTTGTTCCATGTCCGCCATCAAACGTTCACGTTCTTTTTCTAAAGCGATTATTTTATTAGTATCCTCTTTTAGGTAATCTTTTTTTTCTTCTAATTTACCTTGTTCAGCATTTTTACTATTTGCATAATCTTTAGCATCTTTTAAAGATGTAAATTTACCTACAAGGACACCATGTTCACGAGCATCTGCAAATGGTTCACCTTCCCAAACATCATACCAACCTTTACCCCCATAAACTGCTACATATTTAGCATTAGGATCACCTATGTGGTGCTCTTTAGCCATAGCTTTTTCAATAGCTGCTCCTCTTGTTTCTTCATAAGAAGAAAGTTTACCATCTTTATTTAAGTCAGCTTTTTTAGGATTTTTTAAAGCATTTTTTATAGTTTCCTCTAAATCAAAAGCTTTTTTAAACTTTTTTACGTTTTTTTCCCTTTTTTTCATTTGTCCTTTGGTTAATCCTTCTTTAGGGGTTTGGGGTTTACCATGTTTAGCCAAATTAGTAGCCAAAGCATAGGCTAATGATGTCTTTTCTTTTTTAGACATCTTATCTAATTTGGTCTTTTTTTTAGGCATTATACTTCTTTTTCTACGTCCTTAAACTGTGTTTTAGAAGAGAATTTAGCTGAGTTAAGGATTTGGTTGGCTAATTCAACTTGTCCAGCTTCTTTAGCTTTTCTAGCAAGATCTACTAAACTATCTGTAATATCATCAATATCTTGTTCTCCTGTGCTTTCAAAATCAGGTTGATCAAAATCAAAAGTTTCAGCATCTGGTTCAGAAATGTCAGTTTCAATGTCTTCACCTTCTTGTTCAGCTATTTCTGCTAAAATTTCCTGGCGTAGAAATTTTTTAAACTGGGATTGGGTTACTTTATTTTCTTCCATTTGGGATACTAGTTCTTTAGTTTTTTCTAGTTCTGCGTTGTATTCTTTTTGCTTGGCAATTTCTTCATCACTAGCTTCTTGTTGGAGATAAAGTTCTTTTATTTGTTTTTTTAGTTCTGAAAGTTTCATTTTATTGTTATTTTATTTTGCAGCTTTTTTACCCCATGTTTTACCTTTACCTTTATCTTTACATTGTGAGGCAGTAGGACGACAAGCGGGGTAAGAACGCTTTTCACCTTTTTGTCTACCACAAGGTTTATATCCAGTTATTTTACCATCTTTACGGATAGGGGAATTACAATCAACCCATCCCCCTGTTTTACCAGGAGCACCTTTACGTTTAAACCAGGTACGTAAAGTTTCTTTTTGCTTTTCAGTTAAAGGTTGGGTTTCTTCTTTTAAGCCTTTCCATATATTACCTTTACGACATCTAACTACAGCTCCACTTTTATAAGCAGATGCTTTTTTAAATTTTCTATCAGCTATGCGGAGACATCTATCACGTTTTTTCTTTTCTTCACTAAGAACTTTTTTAACAATTTCACGGATGCCTCCTGGGGTAGTGAGTTTTTTACCAGTGGTAACATCTTGGTTATATCCGCAAGTTCCTTCGTTTGTAGCCATATCGGTTTATAAATATATTAAATTATTTAATCTTTAAATTTTCAAGAAATTCTAAACCCTCTTGTAGTTCTTGCTCTAATTGTTCTTTACTTTTACCTCCTTTCCAATTTTCTACATCACCTGCTTCAGTAACATAATTAGCATTAGATTCTTTCATTTGGTCTTGCATAAATCTTTTATAACCATCAATTGCAGATTGGATGTGATTATTTCTTAGATTATTAAAATATTCTTCAGATTTACCTTGTTTTTGTAATTCCGCTTCATAATCTACTATACAATCAAAGCACTTTTGGTATGCTGGGAATACTTTTTTATCTAATTCTTTTTTCATTAAAGTGTTACATTCAGGACAAAATAATGGGATTTTACCCATTTTTTTAAATTTATCCATTTTGGTAATATTTTGTTTTAAGCCATTTTTAATAGTCCAAGTACGACCATTTTCTTCCCATATATCACCCTCTACATGATGCTCATGTTTTTTAGTATAACCTATTCCTTTAGTTGTACGAGCATTAGTATTTCCTGTGATAAGATTACGAGCACGCTGTACATCTTTTTTAGAAAATTCTTTTTTTAAAACATTATCTTTCATTTACGAAATCCTTTTACTTGTGTTCTTTTAGCAGTATCTTGCATAGTTTTTAATAAAGTTAATCTTTCACCAATAAGTTCTTGCATTAATTCAAGAGTTTCTATATCAAATTCATCATTTACTGCTTCTACAAATTCTTTACTTGTCATAAGGAAACATTTTGTTGAGTTTATCTTTTCTTTTCCCACAACCACAGTCTTTATCTCCTGCTATCTTATCTACAACTCCTTTAATACCTGTTGCAGTTGTAATTTTTTCGATTGAGTCTCCTAGTCCTTTACTTTTCATTTTTAATTTGATCTTCCCAGTTTCTAAATAAAATATTTCCATTTTCATATGCTTCACGTTCGATTTTATCTAAATCACCATCTTCATTTGTATTAGTAGTTTGGAATGGTTGTAAAGTACCACTTAAATTTTGATGGTGATGAATTAATTCGTGAGCATATGAACGTAAAATATCTTTGGGGTGTCTCCCCATTGTATATAATACAATTAATTGAGCATTAGGATCATAATAAGCAGTTTTACCTAATAAATCCTCAGCATTCTTAATATCGTTTTTAATAAGTTTCACCTTAGGATAAGGTTTTAGATCTAAACCATTACTGCCCATATATTGGGTTAATGAAATAATATTAGGGTTTAAATCTTCAGGGGAGA